AATACCGCCCGACACCCCATTCGTAGGCGCCCCGGTATGAATGCTAATAAGCCCACTCTTCCCCGTTACCGCGTTCCCAGTATAAACCTCAACCTGCCCCGAATCTCTATTCCCACTCAATATCGTCGCTGTGCCAATCTTGGATATCCCGCCAGCGGCCCCAGCCATAATATCCACAAACCCGCCAGTCCCCGGTTCACCAGAGTCCCCGGCGTGAAGGATAATATCTCCACCATTCGGCCCAGTTGTGCTATCACCCCCCTTTATGGTTACATCCCCACCGCTTCCAGAGGTCGATCCGCCACTCCCTCCACTAATGATAACCTGATTCCCGTCCGACGTCGGCGTCTGCGCATCAGCGGCCTCTAAAATAATATCCCCACTCGCGATCAACGCCAGCTGTGCCGACCACGTCGTCGGACTAACCGCCGTCAGCACCACCCCCGTCCCAGGGGTGATATCAATGAAGACATCCCCGTTGATAAAATCAGTCGTCCCGTTAGCATACAACCGCTTATTGGTCGCGGTGAAATTCCAGATTATCAGCACCCGCCCTGGCAACGTCGCCGGCAGCCGGACTCCCGTATTCGCCACCCCCGCTGTGATATTCGTAACCGTAGCCCGAATACCATACGCCGTGCCCTGCGTCGTCCCCGTCGCCGCGACCGCCGAGTCGGTCGACCAGGTCGGCTCCGCAATCTCCTTATTCAGCTGATCGCCATCCGTCAGCCGGAACCCAGTCTCGAACGGCTCGTCCAAATAATAGGCCATTTTGGGCGGTTCCTTTTCTCTTGAGGCTTTGCCTCAATACATCCTATCCGAGAAGATGTTATAGAGTTGTGGACGAGCCACATCACCCGGAATCTGCAACCGGGCGATCTGGTAGTTCCCCAGCCGGAGGGTATTGAGGGCATCCCTCGCCAGCCCTGGCAACGGATCACCCGGGGAGGCAACAATCCCGTATTTCGGCCGTAACCGAACTGCCAAGTTCAGCACCATCGCATCGTAGTACTCAAACGGGATATTAAACACCGTATTCAGCACCGCGAAGTTCGGCGGAAACACCTCCTTCAGCGTCACATGCAGCTCATACAGAAACGCCTGCGGCACCGGCCACGGAAACACCCTCCCCACCGGCCAAGCAGAATCGTAGAAAAGGTATCCCGAGAACGAAGTCAGCCCCTTCAGACTAATCCGATTATAATCCTCCCGACTATTCAATATCGTCAGCGGATAATCAATATTATTGGTCTGACTATCCGCAATCTGCCGTAGAAACGCACTCTCAATCCTATTCGGCCTCGCCGAGCTTCCAGCTACGGGCGGATCAAACCCATCAACTACCGGATTATAGAGCGCATTAGTATTAATATCTCCCCCAGGGCCAATGCTATAACTCTCCGCCCCGGTCGCAACAACCGCATAATCCACCAGATGCCAAACAAACCACCTTCTTCTCTGCCACTGCTGCAGCATCCACTGCAGCCTCGCCTGCGCATCCTCAATATCCAGCGCGAGCGGCGTCTGTCCGACGCCCCACGCCCCACTCTCTCGCAGCGCCGCCGACGCGATATCTCCAGCCGTCGTATTCGACGGATCAAGCTGACTCATCGCTCGGGGCCTTTCTTTCCCTCACATTTTCAATACTCTGCTGGAGAGTTACATGGATGGCATCGAGGGCATCCAGCAGTTCTTCCAGATCAGTAGCCTCTCTCCGCGCCCGCCTAACCTGTCCATACGCCTGCCTGACCGCATCCAGGCAGTCCACATCCTCCTGCTCCACCGGCCGGGTATCGTCGATGGAGATATCGTAGATGCGGAGCACGTTCGCTCTCTTCAGGCAGCAGGCTTCGACAGCGGGCCGGGGATCTTCGGCCCCTCTACAGCCGTCGTCGCCGCCGGCCTATTCCCCACCAGCGTTGCCCGCTCTGCCTGCAACGCCTCCAGCTGCTTCTCCAGCTCCGCAATCCTCTGATCTGCCCCCGTCGGCGGGGCCTCCTTCCCAGCAGCCCTTAGACTCCCCGCTGGGTGCGTGTGCCACCCCGCCGCCCTCAACTCCGCTTCTTCCTGCGCATTATGCGCGATCTGGTGAATAATCTGCCGCTGTTCCCCCACCGCCTTCGGCCCCAGCGGCGTGACAATGATTTCCGCCGGCACCAGAATCTGCTCCGCGCCCTCCGGATGATACAGCATCTTCGGATATTGCTGCGGTCCAGCATACAGCGGCGTCCCTTCCGGACTCCTCGCTGTCGCATTCGCGGGGTTGGAGTCGAAATCCCCCCGCTGCTCCATCACATCATAGATTGTGAACCGATTCTGTCTCGCCATTCCACACTCCTATCTCTTCCCCCTGGTATCCTTCCGGACCCCAGTCTTCCTAACGTCCGAGGTATCCGCAATCGGCCAAACCGGCTTCGGGCCTCTAGCATCACCAGTCACCGGCCGCCTCGCCATCCTCCGCAGCGCCGTCGCCGGATGTTCCAGCCTCAACGGGGCCGTATATTTATCCGGCTCGTCGGGATTTTTGCTTTTTGCCACCGCCCTGCCCCTTCGCCGCAGCCGAGCCTCCGGCCCTAGCTGGCAACTTCCCGCCCGGGTCCGCCTCTGCAAACTCCTGCGCCACCGCCCGACTCGGTCCGCCCTTCTTCGGCTTGATGCTCCCCGATGCTATCCCGTGCATCAGCCGACGTTGAGCCTGACTAACCGGCGGCATTTGGCGAAGCCCCTTCCCTACTTCCGCTTCGTCGCAGTCGAAATCCCCGCCGTCGTCGTCGGGATACGAACGGTCGGAGGCGGTGCTGGAGAAACCGGCGGGTTGACCACCCCAGGGACGGTATCCGCCTTCCCGCCGGCCGGAGGAATACCCCCCGGAAACTCATTCCAGCCCATCCTCCTAGCCTCTTTCTCCTCTTCCTCACCCCCTACCACCCGCGGCTCAGTCTCCTTGGAGTGGTAAAGCATCTTCGGATACTCCACCGCCTCCGGCTTACCCCCAAACTCAATACTCAGATGCTCCCCCAGCGCCGCCAGCCCAGCCAATCCCTTCCCCAAATCCTCCAGATGAATCAGCGCCAGCCCGTGCCGCTGGGCATTCCCAGCATGCCGGGCCAGCACAATCCGCTGGACTTCGTCAAAAGTAGCCATAGCGAAGCCTCACTTTCCCTGTTTAATCCCCGGATACTTCGCCCGAACTTTGGCTCTCACCTTCGCCTTCTCACTCGAGCTTCCATGTTGACTCACCCTCGCCAGGGCGTTCCTCGCATGACTCGCATCCGGGATAGGGTAGGAGCCGGAGCCTTTCCCCTTCTTCCCCTCTCCCTTTCCAGGGAGAGCAAAAGACGAAGACGGCAGGCGATTCCGGGCAGCACTCGACAGCTTCGCCATTTCTCAACTCCTACCCAGGGGGCCGGGCCTACAGAATATCCGCCACCACACAAGCCCACTCCGGCCTAATCCACAGATACCCATACAGCACATCCAGCCGCGTGATGAGCTGGTCCGTCCCGATGAAGTAGTCCGTGACCATCCGCATGGAGACCCCATCAAACGCCTCCCGTGCTGCCTCATGCACGTTCTTCGGCATCTCCAAATCAGCCGTCGCCAGCGTCACCGCCTCCGGCGCATACGCAAAATTCTTCCGGTAGGTAGTGGAGGCAGCCAGCCCATTGGTCGGATTGACCGCCGCCCCATTCACCGGGGAGGCCGTCACCGTCTGATACTGCACCGGCTGCCCCGCCACCGGCGGAATAATAGCGGGATAAATCGGGATTGAGGTTGCCCCAGCAGCCACCGTAGCCGTCACCGCGAACTGCCGCAGCTGACCCGTTGACTGCTTGGTGATCCGGTTAACCGCAAACACCCCAGCGATCGTAATAATATCCCCCTGATTCAGCCCCGCCGCCAGCGCATTGACGACGAGGTTGAGCCCGGTCTGATTGGCCCCATTCACCGTCGCCGAGGCCTGGGCCAGCGCCCCATTGACATGGCTGATCGCCGTCTGGTCCTTCATCCAGATGAAGCCCAGCGCGTCATACATCCGGCCAGTCACATACTGGCGGCTAATCTCCGGCTGCGGGTTCAGCAATCCAGTCAGGCTCGCAACCACCCGAGCCTCTGTAACCGGACTATTGACAATCTTCCGGTTCGCGATGGGGGCAGAGTTGAGATCCAGCTGTGCACCAGCATTGAGATATGTCGAGGCGATCGGGTTGAGAATAGCAAACCCTGCATCCTGGTTAGCGACGAAGTTGCAAATACCGCCCTCACTACCTCCCATGATGTCAACGGCCACTGCACCGGCAAGGTTATTGACCATCGGGGCGAGCACACGACGACTGTAATCATCCAACGACAGTGTTCGATCCGCCGTGCTATAGCCCACATCGACGTGCTTCTGCGTCGCCAGCACCAGCGTCGTGCTCTGCTCCGCTGTGTCCTGAACGCTGAGCGCAGGGCCAGTCGTAACTGTGAAATCGTTAGGCAACCTGATCCGCAGCGTCGAGCCAATCTTCGCCCCAACCACGGCGAAGCTATCATCATACTGCATATCCACATTCTGGATGAACGCATTCGAGTTCTTCCACAGCCTTACGGCCTCTCGAGTGATCATATTGATCGTCAGCAAACTATTGGGCATATCAGGGGTCCTTACCAGAGCCGATCTTCTCGGCCGCTAAATGAGCTGGACCAGGCTCGTTTAAGTCCACCCCAGGGCCTTACAGGCGGCCCAGATGCCCACCAGGAGGTTAAAGGCCCTCCAGACGCCTACCAGGAGATCATGGCTCTCCAGCAGCCCCGGCACGTTCCCTATCGGCTGCGGCGCGCTCTCTCCCGCTCCGCAATCTGCGCTTCCCTCCTCCTCATCCACTCACCCGTCCCCAAATGGTCCGCTCGATCCGGGTCATCCGGGCTGATAGCCTCATGGCTCGCCCCTCTCCCACCCACCGGCTGTATCGGCCGAGGTGCCCCACTCACCTGCTCCCCCGGCGTCATAGCCTTCTTCGTCAACTCCACCGCCATCCTCGTCGGCGGCAGCGCCATAATCCGCTGCGCTTCATCCAGATCACTCCCCAGCATATGCAGCAGCTTCGGAGCCTCCCCCGTATCCAGCGCCGCCATCAGAAACTGATTATAAACCTGAACGGACTGCGGATCTGCCGAGTCAACCAACTTCTGCAAGTTCGCGATCTGAGCACTAAACACCGCCTCTCCAAACTGCTGCCTCCCCAGCATCGCGACCTCATCACACCGCCGATTGAAGTCATGAATGATCGACAGCTCTCTCGCTCGCTGATCCGCCAGCCGATCCACATCCGCCTGGCTATACCCCGTGGGTCCTGGCGCCGGAGGCGGCGCCGCCGCTGTCCCCTGCCCCCTCTCTCCAATCTCCTTCAATCTCCTCGTCAGCGTCGCAATCCGCCGATCTCTCCAGTCCTCCGTAGCCCGCTGTGAGGGGACAGGCTTGGTCTCCGGGCTCGACCCTTCTCCACCTTCGCCCGCCCCCTCACCGCCGGCGCCATCAGCCGGGGTGTCCACTCCCCCGCCACTGCCGCCGGCTGGGTCCGAGCCGCCAGGAGCCCCGCCGGTGTCTGTCCCCGACTCACCACCCAATGAGCCGCTTTCCGACATCCGAAAAAAGACTACAACCGGCCGCCCAAACTCATCAAACATTCCCATTTCCTTCCATCAAAGGGCCTATTGCGTGCGCCCTCGGATCAGGCTTGCATCCAGCACTAAAGCCTCGTATATCTCTTCTTTCAACCCCTCATTCCCCGGGTTCCGTAACATCGCCGCAAGAACGGCGCGGGCCTGTGGCAGTAGCCTGCTGAGGTTCTTCCTCACAAATTCTTCCTCCAGCTCCTTCGCCCCCATCTCGGGGTTCCGAGCCTTCCAAATCCGATACCACTCATTATCCTGCATCATCGTATCATACAGCTCATGCGCCATCGCCTCTGCCGTCGCAGCCACCAGCTTATGCGCATGCGCACTCGGCCTCCCCGGAACCTTACTCTTCACAACCCTCGACATCACTGCGTCCCCGGACTCTCCCACGGATTAAAGTCAACCGGCTCCAGCCCGAACTCCTTTCCATCCCTATCAATGATCTTCAAATTCTCCCCTCGGAAAATCACATAATTCCTCGTAATATCCGGATCACCCTCTGTCAGATCTCTACTCGGTCGATCTCTAAACTTAATCCCCGGAATACCAGCCTCATGTAGCGCTCGCGATGCTTCAGCTGGACCTACTTTATCTGACAACCATCTATAGATATCTTCTCCAGTCGTAGCTGCAAGCGGGTTCATAGCATATGGATCTTCTACATCCAGTCCATTAACAGCTAAAATCTTCCTCACCTTCTCACTTTGTCTATCCAGCGGCGCATCCCAATCCAACAGATCCGGTTCATCCGGTCGCGCGGAGACCCGATACAAATGCCCCTTCGGCGGCTCTTCCAGCGTCACTCGCTGA